TGGACTGGCTAGAGTCCAACGTGAAGAACATGCCGGGGCCAATGCCCGGCCCATTCCGTGTGGACTCCACACCGTACCTCGCGCCTATCCTGCGCGCCATGTGCGATCCCGAAATCCGAACCATCGTTGTGTTCGGTGGAGTCCAGATGGGCAAATCCACCCTGCTGGAACTCTGGTCATCCTACATCGCTGGTCGAACCCCCGGCCCAACCCTACTGCTTCAAGACGTTGACCCCAATGCCAAGGACTGGCAGATCAACCGCCTCAAGCCCATCTGGGAGGCGACCCCTGCGACCATGTCGCGCGTCAATAAGCAGGAAAAGTCCAACTGGCACACCAATCAGTTCCAGCGTTGCACCATGTGGGTACTGGGCGCGTATAACAAAAAGAACCTCCAACGTCGCTCTATTCGTTTTCTAGGGGGGGACGAAGTCTGGATGTGGCCCAAAGGACACCTTGGCGAAGCCCTACGCCGCAGAACAGCGTTTACATGGAACGGGAAGTCGGTATTCATCTCCCAAGGCGGCTACGAGGGCGACGACATTACCAACCTGTGGATGCAGTCCGACCGCCGTGAGTGGATGTTCAAATGCCTAGCCTGCGATACCCAGCAAGCCTACGAGTTTGAGCAACTCATCTACCCACCCGAAGCCAAGGGCGGCGACGGCTGGGACATCGACAAGGTCAAGCAAGGCATCAAGTACAAGTGCAAGTCGTGTGGTCACATGCACAATGACTCCTTTGCTATACGGCAAGAGATGAACGCCAAGGCTGAATACGTCCCTATGAACCCCGGCGCGCCTAAAGGCGTTGTTGGGTTCCATTGGAACTCTATGTGCGCCCAATGGGGAATGTCGTGGGGCGAACTTGCCGAAGAAGCCATTGTTGCCAAGCGCGCCTACGATAACCACGGGGACGAGACTAGCCGAATTGAGTTTAAGCAAAAGCGTCTTGCCGTGTCGTGGACGGAGGAAGTGGACGAAGGGGGCGGCGAGATCATGCCAAGCGGATACAAGTTGGCAGACGGGTGGGAGGACGAAGGTGCCATGGTGGACACCAAACTAGTCGCCGCGCCAATCACCGACGATCACCGCAAGGCAAAGCAGTTTGCTCGCCTGCGGTTCATGTCCGTGGACGTACAACGAAAGGGCTACTACGCCGTCATCCGTTCTTGGACGGTAGATGGCAAGTCCCGCATGGTCTGGTGGGGCTACGTCGAGACTGACGACCAACTTCGGGAAATGCAGGTTAAGTACGAGGTAGCCAACTTCTTTGTGTTTCTAGACTCTGGTGACGGCCCAAACACCGATGCCGTCTACCGCCTTTGCGCGCGCTTTAGTTGGAACGCCACCAAGGGTTCCGGGGCAAACGAGTTTGCATGGCGCGTGATGACCCCATTCGGCATGAAGGTGGCCTACCGACCCTACCAGCCAGCCAAGGTCATCCAAGTCGGCGCCCAGTCCTGCAAACTGTATGTGTTCTCAAACCTTGTGTTCAAGGACTCCCTATCCCGTCTGCGGCGCGCTGGTCACCACACCTACGCCGAGGACGCCGGAGACGAGTACCGCAAGCAGATGCAGTCGGAACACCGTACCAAGAACAACAACGGCACCCCCATCTGGATACCCATTGGTGATCGCGCTAACCACCTATGGGACTGCGAAGTCATGGGCATCCTCCCCGCTATGATGGCCAAACTCATCGGCAAAGGCAAAAACAAGAACGCCATATCAGCCGAAGAAAAGGAAACCCCCAAGGAAGCGGAAAGTTCTTCTTGACGTGGGGACACTAGATAACAAGATAGGGTCAAGTCTTGGATGCAGGAGGTTGTGGGGCGTTATTGGTGGCTCTGGTGGCGTCTATCTTGCATCCAAGACCCAAGTTTACACAGGGCTAAAGCCAAATGGCTCGCGCTCAAGGTATTTTTCTAATCTTGGACATCTCCGACATAGAGGAAATTGTCGCACAGGCCGTTGTATTACTCAAACAAGGCAAGACCATGATGGAATACGCAGACTCCGGCACGTCCGTGACCAAGGAGTTCCCTATGACCATCCAGCAGACCCTTTTGGAAGCACGATACGCGCTCCAAGTCAAAGACCCCCAAAGATATGGGGCTATCGACCGTGTGCGCGTGATCAATATGCTCAATAACTTCCGAGGACTCTGATGAAGAAAAACACCCGCAAGACCCCGCAAAAAAAGTTTAACCAGCGCCCCGCAAAAGGGGTGACGGTGAACCCTGCCCTAAAACAGCAGGCTAACTCCACAGGGCCGGGTATCTTTAGTAATTTCGAGAGCGCGAAGTTCAGCAACAAGCGTAGTTGGATTTGGTCGTCATGGCCGCAGGACTTCAAGAAAACCATGACGGTGTTCGACCGCATGGAGACGACCCGCAAGATGCGCTGGTTGGAACTCAATGCGGGGCTTATCCGACAGGTCATCGCCGACATGGCAACCTACTCGGTCGGTTCGGGTATCAAGATGCAGGCGCAGTCGGGTAGCGAGGTTTGGGATGACCTAGCCGAAAAATACTTTAACAAGTGGGCTTCCCGCGCATGCGACATTACGGCGCGCTACTCGTTCTTTGAACTACAGCACATCTGTTGCCGCTTAATGGATCGTGACGGCGAGTGTTTCATCATCAAAACCAAGGGGTCAGACGGTCGTCCCAAGTTGCAGGTCATCGAGTCCCACCGTGTTGGCAATCCCGGCAACGACGGCGCTCCTCCTCCCGGCATGGTAGATGGCATCTTGTTTGGCCCATACGGATCCCCCCAGTACTACAATGTAATACGTTCCGACGGCTCCAGCCGCCGAGTACCTGCCAACGCTGTCATGCACCTGTACGAGCCAGAACTGGCTTCTGGCGCGCGCGCTTACAGCCCCCTACAACACAGCATCAACAACCTCGTTGACATGCTGGAAATCCTTTCGCTCGAAAAGGAAGCCGTAAAAACCAACAGCGACTTGGTTCGTACCATCACGCGCGAGAACGCGCAGTTCGACGGCACCCAGTCCGACTTTGAAGCCTTCGGGATGCGTCCGCAGGACTACGGTGAAAATGGTCTTGCTGACCCAAGGGAAGCATCGACGTTCATCGGCGGCAAGACCCTTGCCCTTGCTCCCGGCGAGAAGTTAGAGTCTTTTGAATCCCAGCGTCCGAACAGCACGTTCAACGGATTCATCGAACACCTAATGCGCGATTCGCTCGCAGGGGTACTACCCTTCGAGTTCGTGCATGACGCAACGAAGGCAGGCGGGGCCACTATGAGGTTCATAGTAGCCAAGGCTGACCGCAAGTTCCAGCATCGTCAGAATGTGCTGATGCAACGCTTCCTCACTCCTGTGTGGGGCTATGTAATCGGTAACGCCATTAAGAATGGCGAACTCCCTTCCATTGATAGTTGGATGCAGGTTTCCAGCACCACCCCGCGCCGTGTCACCGTGGATGCCGGACGTGATGCCCAGCAGACCCGCCTCGACATCGAGACGGGCATCAAGACCATCACACAGTTCCACCTTGAGAATGGTGATGATCCGCGCGAACAGATGCGCGCCAATGCCGCCGAGAAGGCGTACATCAAGGAACTCGCCGAGGAGTTTGAAATCCAACCTTCCGCAATCTACAAGCCACAGAACGTAGCCCTCGACGCCATTGACGCATCCTTCTCCGAAGAAGGCGCGAACAAGGGCGACACCATGACCATCCAAGACGATGGCGAAGATGTCGAAGTTTCCGTGGACGACCCCAACGTCAAGCCCAAGGTAAAAAACCGCAAAGACGAAGAATAAAACATTATGAACTCACTTCAAAACGCTTTTAAGACGCTAACGCCTATGCTCATTGAACCGAGCAAGGCGAAAGCCTATCTCGATAAAGTAGCAAACTTCCCCATCCCACAGAAGGCAAATGATGACCTAGAGGACATGCTGGAGATGGTCTTTGGTAAAAAGCCAGAGATGGTAAAGTCGGGAAAGTTGGCCATCATCCCCGTGAAAGGGGTCATCGGTAACGACCTTACCGAACTTGAAAAAATGATGGGCGGTTGCGATGTCGATGACATCGAGGAGATGATTGAGGACGCCGAGCGCGACCCAAACATTGAAATCATCTTGTTCGACTTTAACTCCCCCGGCGGCACCGTCACGGGAGTTCCAGAGTTATCCAATCGTATTTACAAGTGCGGCAAGCGCACCATCGGCTGGACGTGTTCGCAGTCCTGCTCTGGTTCCATGTGGCTAATGAGCCAATGTGACGAAGTCTTTGTCAGCGGTTCCTCCACCGTCGGTTCCATCGGCGTTTACATCCCCGTCCTTGACGAGTCCAAGGCATACGCAGAAGAAGGCTATACCCTCGACCTTATCAAGTCGGGTTGGGCCAAGGGCGCGGGATTCCCCGGAACCAAGATGTCCACAGAACAGCGTAAACTGTTTGAGGACGACGTTGCCGATACCCATGCTTGGTTTATCGGTGACATCATGCGTAAGCGCTCCATGGCAGACATCAAGGACATGCAGGGTCAATGCTGGTCTGGTCGCAAAGCCGCCACCAAGATGCTCGTAACGGGCATTAAGGACACCCTTGACGATCTGCTTATGCACATCGGCGCGGACGTGTACGCCAACCTTGAGCGCCAAGAGCCTTCGGTCGAATCGACCGCTTCCTATGCCGCTGACGTAAGCCCAGAACAGGGCGAGAAGGATGATGGCGTAGCCCCTGTGTCCAAGGGTAAGAAAAAGAAGAAAAAGAAAAAGGACGGAGACAAGGATGAGGAAGTCGAGGATGACGATGAAGAAGCACCCGAAATCCCAGACGAGTCCTGCCCCCCTGTGGACACGGATGACAAGAAGTCTCGTTGACATTAGGCTAAACTCAAGATGACCCTCGAAAAACTGTACACCGACCTCAAGGAAGCGTTCACGGGCAAGACTGCCGAAGTCGAAGCCAAGGCTGGCGAAGTCGCCTCCCTCACCGCAAAGGTCGCAGAGATGACTGCCGCAATTTCCTCCAAGGAAGCCGCTTTCGTCGAACTCGCCGCGCAAGCGAAGGACATGGCCGACAAGTTGGCATCCGCTGAAGCCTTTGCAAAGAAGGCACAGGAAGATGTCGCTCGTATCGCCGCCGCGCAGGAAACCGCAGGCAAGAAGGCCGCAACCATCGTCGCTGACGCTGGCGTCCTCCCTGTGGAAGTCACCCCCGGTGAAGCCACCTCCGCCTCCAAGTCGGACGACGAGATCGTCACCGAATGGTCTGCGATGAAGCAAGGCACCAAGGATAAGCAAGCGTTCTTTGACCGCAATAAGGCTTCCATCCTGCGCGTCCTTAAACTCGCCTAATTTTTCTCACTTCAAACCCTAAAAAATAAACTACTATGGCTAATGCTATCGGAGGCTTAACCCTCCAACTCGTTGCGGAAGAATCCCTCCGCACCCTCGTTCCAGAACTCGTCGCGCTGACTGAAATCGCCGTGACGGATTTTGGTTCCTACGTCGCCGAGCGCGGCACCACGGTTCATACCCGTTATGCTGACTCGTTCACCGCTACGACCTTCAACGCCGCCAACGGTTTCGTTCCGGCTGATTCGACTTCTACGGATGTCCCTGTGACCATCGCCGATCTCAATTACGTCGATGTCGCCTTCACCGATTACGAAGCCTCCACGCTTTCGCTGGAACGCCTCCGTCGCTTGTTCTTCGCTCCGATTGCCAACGCAGTCCAGAAGTCCCTGTTTGACGAAGTGCTGTCCCTAGTGACGGCCGCTAACTTCTCGGAAACCGCTTACTCTGGCGCCAAGGCTAACTTCGACCGTGTTTCTATCGCCAACGCCGCTACCGAGTTGACCAAGGCTAACCTCCCTCACAAGGGTCGTAAGTTGCTCTTGTCCCCGGACGCTATGGGTCAGTTGGTGCAAGACCCGTCCGTCGCGCAGACGTTCTCCTACGGTAACAGCGATGTTATCCAGAACAACGCCATCAGCAAGAGCCTTCACGGCTTCTCGGTCACCGAGTACAACGGTTTCCCTACCTCTGGTACGGCTTTCAATGAACACCTCAATGGCGTGGCTTCCTGCAAGGAAGGCTTGGTTATCGTGACGCGCGTTCCTGCCAGCCCGACCACGGGTGGTGGCGAACAGATGAACGTGACCGACCCGGATTCGGGCTTCACCTTCGCTCTCCGCTACTGGTACAACTGGCAGACGGGTAAGCACAACATGTCCGCCCTCTGGCTTGTTGGTTCGGCTGTCGGTAATCCTGCCGCCCTCCAGCGCATCGCCTTCACCTCGTAATCGAGGTGCGAGTTTAGGGGTCAGCGCAAGACCCCGCCGCGCAAATGCCGAGAGGCCCATCTCCGAAAGGGGGTGGGCTTCTTCTTTTGTAGACATCGGGCTAAACTCAAATGAGCATCCAGTCTGAATGGGCGGCTGATGCCGCTGAAATCCTCGCTGAAATCCCCAAGGCGGTCACGGTAAAGAATGTGCCTTCCGGCGCGCCCGTGGCTCTCAATGCCCTTATGGGGCCACCTATGGTCATGCAGGACTTGGAAACTGGTGGCTTCGTGGACAGCGCGGCGTTTGACATCAAGTTCAAGCGTACCGATGCGGTCGCCAATGTTGGTCTAATCGCCAAGGGTAACATAATTGAGTTTAACACCATCAAGTACCGAATCATGGCCGTCAATGACCGACCACCTTCGGCTTGGGTGATCTGCAAGGTGCAAACCCTCGTCCAGTAATGGCGGTTGTCGCAACAGCCCAGCGCGACGTAAGGGTAGACAATGCCGAATTACGCAGGGCTATTGCTGTCTACGCATCGGTTGTAAAGCAGACCCTAGCCAATGTGGTCAAGGAACAGGCGCGCTTAATGTGCCGTGACATGGTGGACTTTACCCCTCCGTTTGAGTCAAAGCCGTCCACAGGCGGTCAGAAGGTAGGCGGAGGCTTTACCCTCAAGGCTCGCAATAAAGGGCGCGCTTCTGCCGAGCGCGACATTCGCAAGATTTTTGCCCCCCTACCCCAAGCCCAAGCAGGTACGGTAGCCAAGTATGGCAACCCTTCTGTTTTTGCCGCATGGATGAACCAGAAGATGGTTCTCCCAGAGCCTCACCAACCCGGTTACATCTTTGACATCGCCAAGCGCGATGGCGTATGGCTTACGTCCACAACCCATTGGGATTACTTTAAACAGGTTGAGAACAGCGCCAAGTCCCGTAAGGCTACATTCTACCTTCAGCCCAACATGGGAGACTTGGATCGTATCCATAGGCGATTGCGCGGCTCCCCGCACTACCGAGTCAACGAAAGCAAAACTTCTGAAAAGGTCTACGTCGAGGACTTCAAGATGGTCATTCGATACGTCAAGAAAGTACAACAGCGCGTTGGTAAACTCAAGTCTGGCTGGTGGTGGGCAGGTCAAATGCTTGGCAAAATGCGACAAGCCCAATGGATTAGCGAACAGGGTTCCTCTACGGCAATCTGCAACAAGCAACTGACTGGCGATAAGCCGGGAGTCCTTATCGGGAACAGTATTGCCCGTAAACACTCGCAGGCTTGGCACCTTTTTGCTTTGGCTCGTAACTACCGCCATTTTGCGCTCCGAAACCAAATTATCCAAATCCTCAAGGGTGACAGAAACCGTGGCAGGATTCTTGAGGCGGCAAACAAATTAAAAGGCATTTCCATCTCTACCCAACCATGAGTACCCCATTCTATTCAATCCGTAGCATCTTGGAGTCTAAACTAACTCCCTACATCGCCGCTGGCATCCCCGGCGTGGCCGTCCACAAGGGTATTGCGGATGAAGTGCGCGTATTGCCCCAGATCATCGTCTACGCCGAATCTGCCACCGCCGCCGATTCCCTTGGCGCCCACCCTCTTGGTAACTTCCAAATTAGCCTCAAGGTGTACGTTTATTCGTCTGCCGATGACGAGACGCTGGATACCCACCGCGCGCGGGTACAAGAGGTAATG